GTCTGTTTTTGAAGAAAACGAAAAAGAACACAAAAAGATTTCAAGTGATGCGGAATCTATAGCAGAAAATATTGAAGCAGTAGAAAAGAGATTAGGTGACATTAATGCCATATTAGATAGTATTCATAATTTCGAAAGGCAGATTGCAGGTAAGCAAAACCAAATTAGTGCCTCTAATCAATACATTAGTAAAATGAGAAAAAATATTGAATCTGTTCTTAATGAAGGTACGGAAGTAGAAGAAACAAAAGACGAACTGAATCAAATAATTGGTGAAGGTAAACAGTATGTCGAAAGAAGAAAAGAACTCATTGAAGATAAGCATTATCTTAGCATTGCTTCTACTCTTCTAAAGGATAGTGGAATCAAAGCAAAGATTATTAAACAATACTTACCAATTATGAATAAGTTAATCAATAAGTATCTTGCGGATATGGATTTCTTTTGCCAGTTTAATCTTGATGAAAACTTTAGCGAGACAATCAAAAGTCGCCATCGTGATGAGTTTACCTATCACAGTTTCAGTGAAGGTGAACGGTTGCGTATCGACCTATCTTTGCTTCTTGCATGGCGTGAGATTGCACGACTAAAGAACAGTGTAAACTGTAACCTGTTGATTCTTGATGAGGTATTCGATTCAAGTCTCGATGCAGTTGGCACTGAAGAGTTCTTAAAACTCTTGACATCTTTCGGAAGTCGTGCTAATATATTTGTAATAAGTCATAAGTCTGATACGATGACGGACAAGTTCCAGAACCATATCGTCTTTGAAAAGAAGAACAACTTCAGTAGAATAAAATGATTTTAAAAGAACAACCAGTAAATTTAATAGAAACAGAATCCGATTACATTGAGAATCTTTGTTTTCTTGATGAGTATTGGGAGGTAATAGGCACAGAACATTCTAGAGTGAACAAGGCTAGAAATAAACACTTTGAACTTCTCAATTCATTTTTAAAGAATAAAATAGGAAATGGTATTTCGGAATGTGCATTACCCTGCGAATATAGACCATCGGGTAAAAGGTGGGATGTTAATTTTCCAGACAAAAATATTGCCATCGAATATAAAAGTGTAACATCTAAAAGTATAGAAAAGCAGAAATATATGCGTATAGAAGAAGCACTAGGATGCGCGGTGGATGTTAAAGAAGCCAATCCAAATTATAAATTAGGGTATATTATGGTTTTTGCATTTACAGAAGAAAACGATAGAATTATTCGGAGCAAAAATATAATTTTAGATGCTTTCGATAAGATGGTAAAGAACGGGCACTATGATTTTTTCTGCCCACTCCAAACAAATGGAATAGGACAACACACTGAAATGATGGAAGAATATTCTTTTGATAAATTTATAAATGGAATATTATAATGATGACAGAAACAAAACTATATTATGAAAGAAATAATGATGTAATAAACTCCCACATCAATTGTGTATATGATGATTTGGTTGAGATGACACCTGACGAATTTAGAGAATGGGTAATTGAATTTAGAAAAGTTGTAAAAGAATCTTGGGACAAGAACGGATGTCCTCCAAGAATTGGTAAAACAGAAGAAGCACTCATAGACCAATTTAATAAAATTGCAGAATTCCCTGTTCATCAATTTACATTTACAGATGAATTATCCGATGTTGAAGATGATGTCATTATTAACAAATCAAGAATTGGTGGCGAAGCAGACCAGTGGTTTGGTAATATGATGAAAACCAGAATCAACTATACAGAAAAAGACAACGGTTATTCGATTTATGATTTGTTTGCAGACGACAAACATCTTGAGAAGATGGTAAAGGGTGGGATGAGGCATTTCCGAAGAGATAGCCTATATGAACATGCAAAGAGTGCATTTGTACACCAACCCAAATATGCAATTATAGATACAGCAAATGCCAATGATTGGATAAACGCATTCTTCACTTCACCGAAAATTTTTAAAGGATATGATTTCATTCTTGAAGAGGTGAAGTTCCGTGAAAATAAAGGATTGAATAGTGGATATCATCAGGTAGAACAAGATGGTATTCTTAATCTTAAACAAGAAGAAGTAAAAAAATATAAAGATAAAGGGTGGTTGCAATATCGCCACCATTCTACATTCGATATAGAAAATATGAGTGATAGTATGCGATATAATATTCGTGTATACAAAAAGGGAAAGAAGATGTTTCCAAAAGCATTTTCTGCTTACAGAATAGGTTATATTCAACCCGCAGTAAACTTCCCTCCAATGACTGCTAAATATCTATATGAAAGATTCACAGAACATGTTAAAGACCAAGAAGTTGTTAACATATATGACCCGTCAAGTGGGTGGGGCGGCCGCATACTTGGTGCTATGGGTGTTCGCGATGACCGCAGGATTCATTATATTGGTACTGACCCCAATCCTGATAATTTTATGGATGACGGTAATTACAGCAAGTATGCTTCTTTGGCAGATTTCTATAATACCAAAACTTATAGGGGAAATCCATTCTTTTCCCAAACAAACACTTATGAAGTATTCCAAGAAGGGTCTGAAGTAATACATCTCAATCCAGAATTCAAGAAATACAAAGGTGAATTAGATTTCATCTTTACTTCCCCGCCATATTTTAATAGAGAAGCATATAGTGAAGATGAAAATCAGTCTTATAAAAAGTATGGTTCATCGTATGATTCGTGGAGACATGGTTTTCTTGTACCAACATTAGAAACATGTGCAGAGTATCTGAAACCCGGTAGATATATGGCATGGAACATTGCAGATTTATTGGTGAGTGGTAAGTATCTTCCTCTAGAACAAGACAGTAAAGATATTCTTGAATCTTGTGGTATGGAATATAAATTCACATTAAAGATGGCATTGGAAGGTATGCCTGGCCAAAATAGAATGGGAGAAGATGGAAAACCAACATGTAAAAATTATTGCATGGTAAATGGAAATTATATGAAGTACGAACCAGTATTTGTTTTTTGGAAGCCAGAAAAATGAAGTGTTTAGTAACAGGTGGAGCAGGTTATATCGGTTCTCATGTAGCACTTAAGTTAATTGAGGAAGGACATGAGGTTGATATTATTGATAATCTTTCTACAGGTTGTCACGATGCTTTAGACCGTCTTCGGTTTAACGGATGGTCTGGAGACTTTTGTGAGTCAGATATAGGGGATATCAGAAAAGTAAGTGCGTTCATTCAAGAAGAACATTATGATATATGTTTACATTTTGCAGGACATATTTCTGTTGGTGAATCTGTAAGAAGACCAATCAAATATTTTGAAAATAATATCGCACAGTTTCCTAGATTTTTATCTTCTTTATCTTTTCATGGTATTAATAATTTTATCTTTTCCAGTAGTGCAGGGATTTATGGTAAACAAAAAGAAGATAAACCAATAACAGAAGATTCTATAATAGACCCACCAAGTCCATATGGATTAACAAAGTCCGTAGTAGAAAAAATGTTAGAAGCATGGTCTGTGGCAAACCCAAATTTCAAATTCACATCCCTACGATATTTTAATGTTTGCGGAAATAACATGGAAGGGAAAATTGGCGATTATAGATTCCAAGATAAAGAGAATCTAGTTCCAATGTGTTTGTCTGCTGTTGCAGGCCTGAAGCCAAGTATTAAGATATATGGAACAGACTACAACACTAAAGATGGCACATGCATCCGTGATTATATCCATGTTGATGATTTGGCTGATGCACATATAGTAATGATGGATAAACTAGATAACAAACCATACAATGTAGGAAACGGAGTAGGTTATTCTGTTAGGGAGTTAGTAGATTCTTGTTTAAAAGTAACTGGTGTGGAAACCGAAATAGAAGAAACAGGAAGACGACCAGGCGACCCAGAATATTTATGTGCCGATGCATCGGCATTTAAAAACAAAACAGGATGGAAGCCAAAAATAACAAACATCGATGACATGACTAGTTCTGTTTGGAATTGGATTAAAAAAACGGAAAAGATTACTTGATATCTATTTACTTTGTGGTATAATCATTTCATGGCAAAACGAAAAGAAAACATATCAAACATCAGCACCACTTCAAATATGTCTTATGAGAAGTATTTGAAAACGGCATTAGAAATGATAAATCCAAAGTTAACAGTTCGTTCATATAAACTGGCACCAAAAGAAGAATATCCTGGCTTTGAAAGAGGTAAGGATATTCGAGTAGTAATATTTTGGGATGGTAAACCTGCAACCGATATTCACGGTAGGAAATATGAATTTGTTGTAGAAATTCCTTTTTGGATGGGTTCAAATACAAATAAAGAAGACAGGCAGTGGATGCGGAATTACGCAGACACCCATATAAAGATTTTTAAAGATGCCGTTCAAAGAGGCATTGATAATTCTAAAAAGAAAAAGATTAAAGTCAAACCTCCTAAGAAAAATATCAAGGTAGGTCAGACCCAACATAAATTTGAAGAAATGAAAAAGAAAAAATGATTTTACTAGACAACAACCAATTGATAATTTCAAATATCTTTATTGCCATGAAGCATTCTGATATTGAAGACGAAAACATACTAAGACATCTTTGTATAAACACTTATAGGATGTATAACAAGAAATTTAAAAAAGATTATGGTGACATGATTATCTGTCACGATTCTGCTCATTGCTGGCGAAAAGATATATTTGAACACTATAAGTCAAATAGAAAAGTAGCAAAACAAAAATCACAACATGATTGGAATAAAATTTTTAATACGATGACAGCAATTCGCCAAGAAGTAGAAGATAATTTTCATTGGAAAAACATTTCTGTTCCTAGAACTGAGGCGGACGATATCATTGCCGTGCTTGCAGAAAATTCTCTTCCTATAGAACCTGTCTTGATTATATCAAGTGATAAGGATTTTCAACAACTACAAAAATATTCAAATGTAAAACAATGGAGTCCAATGAAACAAGATTATCTTGTTTGTGAAAATCCAGAAGAATTTTTGAAGACACATATTATCAAAGGCGATTCTTCAGATGGAATTCCTAATATTCTTTCAGATAATGATACATTTGTCAATGAAACAAAAAGACAGGCTCCATTAACAAAAAAGAAAATTGCAATGATAAACGAAAACGAAGAAGAATGGAAACAAAAAGAATCATGGAAGAGAAATGAAGAATTGATAAGTTTTGATTGTATTCCTAGAGAAATTAAAGATTCAATTATCGAAGAATATGATAAACCAAATACCAAAAACACTAATGGCGTTTTTAATTATTTGGTAGAAAAAAAGTTAGTGAAATTGCTAGAAGTCGTAGAAGACCTATACTAGAATTGAAAGGAGAAATTTAATTAGGTTAAAGTTATGGCAAGAAAAAACAAAAAGAAAAAGAAAAAGGACAGCCAATCGTTTAATAGTTATGAAGACTATTATGATATAAGAAAAAGTAATAATAGGTCTTTCAAGTCCCAAAGAAAGAAAGACAAAAAATATCTTCAAGATATGATGCAAGGAGATATTGACAAAGAATCATATCATGATTATAATGATATAAATTAAACCAACGGAGACAAATATATTATGGAAACAGCAACTATGAGTGGAACAACCATTACAAACAACACATTGGAAATTCTTAAGAATTTCGCTTCAATTAACTCTAACATTCTTGTTAAAGAAGGAAATGTACTTAGTACAATTTCTCCAGTAAAGAATGTTATGGCAGAAGCAACTATAACTGAAACATTTGATACCCAATTTGGTATCTGGGATTTAAATAAATTTCTAGGAACAGTTTCTCTGTTCGATTCGCCGGAATTTTTGTTTGAAGAAAATTTCGTAACAATTTCATCAAGCAAGAACAACTCTTCTGTTAAGTACTACTATTCAGAACCTTCACTTCTTACTACAGTTAATAGGCAAATTAATATGCCTGATTCTGTTGTAGATTGTACCATCACTGAAAAAACTTTTAACGATATTACTAAGGCAGCATCAGTGTTGCAGGTTGGTGATATTGCTATTCGTTCAAATGCAAATGAACTTGAAATTGTTGCATTGGATAAGAAAGATTCAACAAGCAATAGTTACTCAATCACACTAGGTGATTTGCCACACGGAGACCATGATTTTTGCTTCTATTTTAAAGCAGAGAATCTAAAAATGTTGCCTGGTGATTATGATGTCAGCATCACAGAGAAGGTAGTTAGTCAGTTTACAAACACAAACCTTAGTCTAAAATATTGGGTTGCTTTAGAGTCCGATTCATATTATAACTCATGAATACATTAGTAACAGGTGGAAATGGCCTAGTTGGGTCTGCAATAGAGTCTGATTTTAAACCATCAAGAAAGCAATTAAACTTGATGCATGTGGAAGATATCATACGGTATATTACACTAAACAAAATAGATTCTATTATCCATTGTGCCGCAAAGGTCGGTGGTATTAAAGCAAACAGTGAACATCTTGGAGAGTTCTTTTATGAAAATATAATTATGAACTCAAATGTTCTAGAGGCTGCCAGAATAACAGGAGTTAAGAAAGTAGTTTCTTTTCTCTCCACTTGTGTATTTCCCGATGATGTGGAATATCCACTTACACCATGTCAGATTCATATGGGAGAACCACACCCATCTAACTATGCTTATGCGTATGCAAAGAGAATGTTAGAAGTTCAGAGTAGAGCATATAGAGACCAGTATGGTAGCAATTTCGTTACCGTAATTCCTTGCAACATTTATGGTCCAAATGATAATTTTAATTTGGAAGATGGACATGTAATTCCCTCCCTAATACATAAATGTTATTTAGCAAAAAAGAATAATACAGACTTTGAAATTTGGGGAACTGGTAAATCATATCGTGAGTTTATTTATTCAGAGGATGTGGCAACAATAATTAAATGGGTTTTAAAAAATTATGATGAACCAGAACCTCTTATAATTTCTCCAGACGAAGAGATTAGTATTGCTATACTTGCTCAAGAAATTGCAATGAGAATGGATTTTTGTGGAAGTATTGTATACAATCAAAAAATGGACGGACAATTAAGAAAACCATCAAACAATATGTCACTTAAATATATAATAAAAGAGAACCTTAATGACTTTAGGTTTACGCCAATTGAAGAAGGTTTACAGAAAAGTATTGATTGGTTTATTGAAAATTATGAGAAGGCGAGAAAATGAAAAAAGCATTAATTACAGGCATTAACGGACAAGATGGTTCTTATCTTGCTGAGTTTCTTTTAAGGAAGGGATACGAAGTTCATGGTATTCTTAAAAGAAATTCAGTTGCAGAAAACCAAACTGCAAGGTTGGATGAGATATTTGATAAGTTGCATTTATATTATGGCGATTTAACAGATTTATCATCTTTGATTCATATATTCCAAAAGGTTCAACCAGACGAGATATACAATCTTGCGGCACAATCGCATGTTCGTATTAGTTTCGACATTCCAGTTTATACTGCGACTGCAACAGGACTTGGTGTTCTTAATGTATTCGAGGCGTGTCGTTTAATATGTCCAAACGCTAAAATTTACCAAGCATCATCTTCTGAAATGTTTGGAAATTGTATCGATGAAGATGGATATCAAAGAGAAACTACACCAATGAGACCAGTAAGCCCATATGGGTGTGCAAAGGTATTTGCATATAACATCGCACGAAACTATAGGCATTCATATGATATGTTTATCTCAAATGGTATTCTGTTTAATCACGAATCTCCCCGCAGAGGCTCTAATTTTGTAACTAGTAAAGTAGTTAAAGGTGCTTGTGCAATTAAGATGGGACAACAAAAAGAACTTCGCATGGGCAATCTTGATGCAAGCAGAGATTGGGGACACGCCAAAGATTATGTAGAAGCAATGTGGATGATTTTACAACACCACAGTCCAGATGATTTTGTTTGCTCTACAGGCACATCTCATACAGTACGAGACCTATGTGAATATACCTTTAAAGTTCTTGACATGGATTATAAAGATTATATAATGACAGATGAGAAATATCTTAGACCAGAAGAATTGGAAGATTTGAAAGGTGACTCCACAAAAATCCAAAACGAGTTAAACTGGAAACCAAGGTATTCTTTTGAATCGATGATTGATGAAATGATTGACCATGAACTTGAAGATGAATATGGAGTAACATTGGAGGATATAGTATGACGGTTGCAGAAGCAACAAAAGATTTTTTGTGGGTAGAGAAGTATCGTCCAAGTACAATCGAAGATTGCATTTTACCAAAGGACATTAAGGATACTTTTCAAGGCATCGTAGATTCGGGTGAAGTGCAAAATCTTCTCCTGTCTGGTGGTGCAGGATGTGGCAAGACAACAATTGCAAAAGCACTCTGCAATGAGATGGGACTTGATTGGATTATTATCAACTGTTCTGAAGATGGCAACATCGATACACTGAGAACCAAGATTCGTAACTTTGCAAGTAGTGTTTCGATTGGTGGGGGAAGCAAGGTTGTCATTCTTGATGAATTTGATTATGCAAATGCACAGAGTATGCAACCGGCACTTCGTGGGTTCATCGAAGAGTTTGCAAACAACTGTAGGTTTATTCTTACTTGCAATTTTAAGAATCGAATTATTGAACCACTGCATTCTCGATGTACCAACATTGAATTCAGAATCCCCAACAAACAGAAACCCGCAATGGCAACTTCTTTTCTTAAGAGAATTGAATATATTCTAGAGTCTGAAGGAATTGATTACGAAGAAAAGGTTCTGGCTCAATTAGTCATGAGGCATTTTCCTGACTTCCGCAGAGTCATTAACGAACTCCAGAGATATTCTATTGCAGGAACAATCGACATCGGAATCCTGTCTAAAGTTGGCAGTATCAAAATCAATGAATTGGTTTCTGCAATGAAATCTAAGAATTTTACAGATGTTCGTAAGTGGGTTGTTGAAAATCTAGATAACGACCAAACACGAATCTTCCGAAAGATTTATGATGGTCTCTATGAAACTATGGAAGCACAAAGTATTCCAAGAGCAATTCTCATCCTTGCAGATTATCAATATAAGTCTGCATTTGTTGCAGACCAAGAAATTAATCTTACAGCATGTTTAACGGAACTTATGGTGGAGTGTGAACTAAAATGAACGGACTTACAGGATTTAAACCACATGGAGATTTTGTAGTAATCGAAATGTGCGAGAAGAAAACTACAACAGATGCAGGAATTATCTATGAATCAAAGAAGAACATTCCTTGGATAAAAGGTAGAGTTCTTTCGATTGGCGCTGGAGAAAAAGATGCAAAGGGAAATATCTTCCCCGCAGACTTCAAAATAGATGACTATGTAATCTTTGACAAGAGGCACGGAGTAGAATCCTATGAAGGATTGGCTCTTGTGAAAATTCAATCAATTGTTGCAGTGGTGGATAAGGACACAGAGATATCAGGATGAAACTTGGAGACTATCTAAAAGCAATTAACAGCACCAAGAAACCTCTTATGGATTCCGAAGATGAATTCATCGAGAAGGATTATGTGCCGTTTGTTGTAAATAGATGTTTATCCTTTTTTCCCGATACAATCATTCAAACAAACGAGATGAACATCCGATGTCAGGCTGATAAGAAGATGCAGTTTGATTTTCTTAGAGGAACTATCCGAAAGAGCAACAGATATAGTCCTTGGATTAAGGAGACTTTACCAGATGATATTGATGTGATTAAAGAATACTTCAATTTCAGCAACAGAAAAGCCAAAGAAGCACTTGAGATTCTCACCACAGAACAGGTTCAACAAATCAAAAATAAACTCTCAAAGGGCGGAAAAGCATAAATACTTTTAAACCCTTATGCCGATTATATAAAGGAAGTGAGCATGGAGAGAATAGAAATAAATATAGAAGATTTGGTTGAAATAGAACTATTGGAAGACGATGACTTCTTAAAGATTAAAGAAACATTGACCCGAATAGGAATATCCTCAAGAAGAGAAAAGAAACTATACCAATCTTGCCATATTCTTCACAAGAGAGGCAAGTATTATATTGTACACTTTAAAGAACTTTTTGCACTTGACGGGCTGCCAACAAATTTAACAGATGAAGACATTGCAAGAAGAAATACAATTGCCAATCTGTTGGAAGAGTGGGAACTTTGTGATATTGTTGACCCAGATATGACAGAAGAGCCATTATTAAACATTAAACAATTGAAAATTTTATCCCATAAAGAGAAAAAAGAATGGGAACTTTGTCCTAAATATCATATAGGAAAGAAATAATACGGAGTTTTATATAATGAAAATTGATATTCGTGATGTGAAGTGCTGTTGGATTAATCTAGACAGTGCTACAGAAAATGCAGAAAAAATGGAAAAGCAGTTCGATGAACTGGGAATAGAAAATCATGAAAGATTATCTGCAAGACAAATAGAACCACCACCAGGAACCCCACAAACAATATACCATTATGTTGGTTGTGCCCAATCACACATTGATATACTTGAAAATGAAATGAATGGTGACCCACTTCTTATATTAGAAGATGATGCCAAATATATTCCTGATTGGTATAATTCTATTATAGAAAACATTCCCGATAACACAGATGCAATTTATCTCGGAACATCTCATGGTGATGGAAGATACTTTGCACAAGATATTGGTTATAATCTAGCAAGAATTAAAGGCGTATATGCAACACATGCAATATTATATTTAACTGAAAAATATAAGAAAGCAGTTGTTGACATTGCTAAAGAATTTGTATATAATAGACGAACTCCATTTGATTTGGGGTGTGCGACAATCCAACATGAGTACAATGTGCTTTCAACCCACTTGCCTCTCTTTTATCAAGCAGATGAAAGAGACAGTGCAAATAAATGGGAGAACTTAACAAAAGTACCTCTGAGGATGTTGGAAGAAAAAGCAGGTGCTTTAGGACCAGGTTATGGTTCAGGACCAAAAGGAGTTTAATATGTTATGTTTTCCAAGATTAGGTGATTATGGTAGATTAGGAAATGCAATGTTTCAATACTCTGCATTACTTGGTATTGCTGATAAGCATGGTTATACGCCCGTATATGATTATAATAAAACGGGTTCTCATGCAACTCTACATGAAGTTTTTAATATTTCAAAAGCAGATGATATGGTACACTGGGAACAAATACACGGTGCAAGAAGAATATGGAAAGAACCAACCTACCATTTTGCAAACCATGCATTCGACAAGACTGTAATTCCTGCTATTGGCTCTTCTATTAAAGAAGATTGTGGTTTGAATGGTTACTTCCAGTCTGAAAAATATTTTAAACACATTGAATCTACCATCAGAGATGAGTTTAAATTCTCCGATGAAATTCAAGAAGAGTGTGATGAAAAGATAAAACATATCAAAGAAGCAACAAATGATGCAACACTGGTTTCTATTCATGTTAGATTAGGAGATTATAAAGCATTAGAACACATTTATGTTCCTCTTATAAAGACTCCATATTATCAACAAGCAATCGGCCATTTTGAATCTGAAATTGAAGGTGATGTTGTATTCATTATATTCTCGGATGAAATTGAAGTATGTAAACAACTCTTTCAGGGTAATAATTGTGTATTCGCAGAAGGTGGTACAGAAGCCCAAGATATGTGTTTAATGTCTAAGTGTGACCACAATATAATTGCAAACAGTTCATTTAGTTGGTGGGGTGCTTGGTTAAACAACACCGAAGATAAAATTGTAATTGCTCCAAACAATTGGTTTATACCAAACGAAAAAGACCCCAAAGACACTAAAGACTTATATTGTGAGAATTGGATTGTTATATGAAAACAGACAACATCTTAATATTAGGCTCTACATTTCTTACAGAATTGGTTATTAATGAACTGAAAAGAAATCAATTTAATATCATAGGTTATGTTCCAAATAAAATTAGGTCTACAGTTTCTGGAAATATTGATTTAGAAGAGAAAGATTTAAAGTGTGAATATGATGTGGCAATATCTGTTCAATATGATTCATTAATCGAATCAAACGAAAAAACATTTAATGTTCATACTGGTCTGCTCCCTAACTTTGGTGGTTTAGACATTCTAAGACACACATTAAATGAAGGCGAAAGAGAACAAGGATTAACATTTCATAAAATGACCAATAGTTATGATTTTGGGCCAATATTAAATAAGATTACATATCCAGTCCTACCAAAAGACACAGAAAAGGATTTATATAAAAGGTTGTGTGTTGTTGCACCACCATTTGTAGTTTCTTGTTTACGGCTATTAAAAAATATGAGTTTTGAAGACATAGATAATTGTGTGTCCGAAAAACCAAGATTGTTGGAAAGGGAATATAAAAAAGACCCAATCCCACTAACCAATGAGGAATTAGGAGAATTATGTAATGCGTGTTATTGATAATGATATAAAAAATATAGTTTCAAAACTTTCAAAAAAAGAATTAGACCGATTCAAAGGTAAGAACATATTCATATCTGGCTCTGGTGGGTTTTTAGGAAAGTGGTTTGTTGATTTCTTTAATTATTTAAACAACAATGTATACAAAAAATCATCACACCACTGTCGTATATTTCACGGAGATGCACAAGATTTAGACATTACCATCAAGGAAATGGGTATTGAAGTGCCTTGCGATTTTTATATCAACAGTGCAGGAATTGCTTCTCCGAAATGGTATAAGAAGCAACCTTTTAAAACTTTGGATGTTTCTTATACTGGAACAGTAAATGTATTCAACAAAGCACTACAAGACCAAGCAGAATCGGTATTAGTTTTCTCTTCTAGTGAAATTTATGGCGACCCACCTGCTGAACACATTCCAACACCAGAAACATATGTTGGCCAAATCCCCACTATGGGAAGTAGAAGTTGTTATGATGTAGGTAAGTTAGTAATTGAAACTTTATCAGATATTTATATGAGAGAGTATAATTTACCAGTAAAGGTTATTCGACCATTCAATTTGTACGGTCCACATATGAGATTAGACGATGGTAGAATGATGGCAAATCTTTGCAAGAGTATTGTGGAAAACGATATCATGTCTGTATATGGGGATGGAACACAAACAAGAACATACTGTTATGTTGCGGATGCTATCTTACTTATGATTAAGATTCTACTTTCAGATTCTAATGGAGAAGTATATAATGTCGGAAGTAATGATATAGAAATGTCTGCATATGATGTTTGTAAAACCGCATATGAAATACTAGATGCAGATTTAGAAAATCTCAGAGTTGTAGAACATCCATCATTCTATCCAAAAGATGAACCAAACAGAAGAAAGGCAGACATTTCTAAAGTGGTCTCGGAATTTGAAAATGAACCAACAACTTCATTTGAAGATGGCATAATGAAAACTTATGAATATGTTGATGAAACATACAAATCATCAAGTTATAATTATGGGGGACATGTGGAATGATTCCTTTGATGAAAGTACATTGTCCCGAAAACATAGGACAAACGATACAGGAAGTTTTCGACAGTGGTTTTGTTACCGAGGGGGAATACTCCGACTTATTTGAAAAGAAGTTTGGAGAGTATATCGGAAATGAAAATACATGTCTTGTAAATTCTTGTACAAGTGCTTTACATCTTGCGGCACACATGTTAGATTTGTCTTCAGAAGATGAAGTAATTTCAACTGCAATGACATGCATGGCTACAAACGAACCGTTTTATCATACAGGAGCAAAGTTGGTTTTTGCAGACATAAATCCAAGAACAGGAAACATTTGTCCTGAAAGTATAAGAGAGAAGATTACAAACAAAACAAAAGCAATTATCGTTGTTCATTGGGGAGGCCAACCTTGCGATATGGATGAAATCCTAGAGATTGCAGATGATAACAATCTTAAAATAATCGAAGACGCTGCCCATGCTCTTCGTTCTTCATATAAAGGTAAACTAATTGGTAATCATGGAGATTACATTTGCTTTTCTTTTCAAGCAGTAAAACACTTAACAACAGTTGATGGTGGTGCCATTATATGTAAATCAAAAGAAGATGCGGAACGAATTAGAAAATTACGATGGTTTGGACTAGATAGAACATTCAAATGTGCCTCTAGATGGGAACAAGACATTCCAGAGTGTGGTTATAAATTTCATATGAATAATGTAAATGCAGTAATAGGATTAAAACAACTGGAAACTATTGATGGATTGATAGATAAACACATTTCCAATGCAAAACATTTAAGAGAGAACATTAGAAATCCAAAGATAACGATAATGGATAGTTTTGATGACAGAATTTCTTCTTCTTGGTTATTTACTATTTTGGTAGACGATAAGGAAAAGTTTAGAAGTTACATGACAGAAAATGAAATAGGAACAGATTCTGCCCATGTTAGTAATCTAAGATATAGTGTTTTTGAAAAATTCAAAACAGAAACCTTAGAAGGTTTGGAACAGTTCGATTCAAAAATGATGAACATTCCTTGTGGGTGGTGGTTGTCTAAAGATGACCTAAATAAAGTAGTTGATGTTATTAACAATTATTAGATAGGATTTATATTATGAACATTGGTGTTATTGGTAATGGTTTTGTGGGAAATGCTGTAGCGGCAGGATTTTCGTATTACACTGGCGATAAAGTTTCTATTAAAATATATGATGTTGACCCAGAAAAGTCAACCCACACTTATACTGAAACTGTATTTTCCGATTATGTTTTTGTTTGTTTACCAACTCCTATGTGTGATGAAGAAGGTGGAGAATGCAATCTATCAATTATAGAAGATTTCTTTGAAGAACTACCAACTACGGCAGAAGGCGTATTCATAATCAAGTCTACTGTTCCAATCGGAACAACAAAGAGTCTTTGTGAAAAATATCCACATTTAAAAATAGTACACAACCCCGAATTCTTAACTGCAAAAAATGCAGAATATGATTTTCTAAACACAGATAGACATGTAATTGGCGGAGAAAAGGATTTAGTAGAATCTGTTTCCAATCTATACAAGGCATGTTTTCCAATTTCTGTTGGGTGTGAAGGAACAACAGTACCAATCTATAAAATGACATCAGATGAATCGGAAGCAGTAAAATATTTTGCTAACACCTATTTGGCATCAAAAGTGATATTGTTCAATGAGATGAAATTGCTCTGTGATTCTATGAACATGAACTGGGATGGTGTTAGAAAAGGAGTTATATCCGACAAAAGAGTTGGAATAAGTCATACTCAAGTACCCGGCCCAGATGGTGAACTTGGTTTTGGTGGAATCTGTTTTGCAAAAGACATAAATGCACTCTTGCAGACTATGGAAGAAAATGATGTAAACCCGATTGTAATGAAGTCTGTGTGGGAACAAAATAAAAATATCAGAGAAGATTGGGATTGGGCAAACATTAAGTCCGCGGTTCTGCCCAAGGAAGGTTCTAAATGAATGATACATTAGTACAACCGTGTGTCTTAGTCAGACCAGGATTTAATTCAATTCATAAAATAGATAGACTTTTTAATAAGCCAGTTATTTTATGTATTAATGACCTCCCACCCCAAGACTTACCAAAAGAGTCACTGAATGTTTATATGGATGTTACCGAACCTTCCGTTTGGTGTCATCCAGAAGAAAGTGTAAAAATAAGAAAAGACTTGGATTTGATATTAACCAAAAGACCAGGACTTCTTGAAAATACTTCATGTAAATCTGTATTGTTTCCCTTCGGAACATGCTGGGCGAAAAATACTAACGAGAAAGAATTTGGAGTTTCTTTTTTAATCACCAACCAAAACATAGAAGGTATGGATGGGTATGAAAGAAGACATGCATTCTGGGCGAAAAGGAATGAAATAAAAATACCAACGAAGTTCTATAATAGTTCTAGACGCCCATTACTCGGTGCAGAAGAAATAGAACAAATTGGAAATGAAGAAACTTCCAAGGAAAAACTGTTCAATTATATGTTTTCTATTGCAATCGAAAATACAAGAGAAACAAATTACTTTACAGAGAAGATTGTAGACTGCCTACAGTCAAAGACCATTCCCATATATTATGGTTGTCCAAACATAGAAGAATTCTTCAACACAGACGGTATGATAGTAGTCGATGAAGCACAAGATATAATTGATGCTTGTAATTCATTAACACCAGAATTATATGAAGAGAGAAAAGATGCAATCGAAGAAAATTATGAAAGGTCTATACAATATACTGGACCATTTTATAAAAGAGTTTTTGATGCTATCGAAGAACACTTAGGATTGGAGTCACAACCAAATGAATAGTAAAGTTTCAATTTGTATGCCAACCCATGAAATGAATGGTAAGGGCGCCGAATATTTAGAACATAGTTTAAGGTGTATCGAAGCACAAACATATTCTAATATTGAGGTTGTTATTTCAGACCAAAGCACAGATGATGGTATCAGAAATTTATGTGAAGCATGGAAAGATAAATTAGACATAAAGTATCATACATTTGACGGGGAAAGAAAATCAACCGTAAATACAAACAATGCTTTGAGATTAGCAACTGGCGATATATTAAAACCTATGTTTATTGATGATTTTCTTTTTACAAGAGAATGCATAGAGCAAATGGTACATGCGTTAGAAAATAATCCAGATGCAGGTTGGGTTGCTGTTGGGTTTGGACATCTTTTTCAGGAGTCGGGAAACATTGGTAACTTTATGATACCTCGATATCACGATGCAATACACCGAGGAGAAAATACAATGAGTTGTCCAAGTGTAATTGCAATAAAAAGAACAGAAGAATTAATTCTTCTAGACGAAAAGGTAATTTGGTTGATGGATTGTGAATGGTATAAGAGACTACACAATGCATTTGGACCACCCATTATTATAGAACAACCTTCTGTGATAATGAGAGTTCATGCAGATTCTGTAAGCACATCTTTTAATTCCAAACAAGATGAAAAAGAAAAAGAACTGCAATATGTAATTGAAAAAATTGAAGGTCAGGAAGCATTAAATTGACCATATATAAAGTGGAGATTAAATTATGAGTGACAACAGAGCAAAACTTGGTTTGAGTATGATTGTGAAAGACGAAGAACATGTTATCGAAAGATGCTTGGAGTCTATTTACAAGTATATCGATTATTGGGTTATTTGTGATACGGGTTCTACCGACAAAACAAAAGAAGTAATTCAAAACTTTTTTGACAAGAAGAAAATTCCTGGCGAAGTGGTGGATATTCCGTGGGAGGGCTTCGGTAAATCAAGAACAAAAGCACTAGAACTTGCTAAAGAGAAAATGAAATATGCATGGATGATTGATGCAGACGATAGTGTTGTTGGTAAACCAGAGATTCCATCAGAACTTGTTTACGATGCATTTACTCTTAAGATTAAGAGGGGGGACTTCACTTGGTATAGAAACCACATATTCAACCTAGATTTGAACTGGAGATATGAAGGTGTTCTACACGAATATGCTACCTGCGAAGACCATGACGGTATGACTTCAATTAAATTACCAGGTAAGTATCATATCGAAGCAAGAACCGAAGGTGGTAGAAATGTCGATATTACACCACAAGAAAAGTATTTAAAGGATGCGGAAATCCTTTTAGATGCATTAACTAATGAAAACTCTCCTTTCTATGAACCTGATAATGTTAGATATCTATTCTATCTCGCTCAAAGTTATTTTGATTCTGGTGAATATGAATTATCAAAAGAATGGTATCTAAAAAGAGCGCAAGCAGGGGGTTGGGAGGAAGAAGTATTCTACTCAATGTATCGTGTGGGAATCTGTAATTGTTTATTAGAAAGACCTTGGCAAGAAATTCAAGAAGCATTCTTGCAAGCATGGAGTTATCGTCCGTGTCGTGCAGAACCTTTATGGCAAATTGCAAGGTTGTATAGGCAAAATGGTAATCCACGATTAGGATATCTCTTTGCAAAGCAAGGACTTCAATTAGATTTTCCAGAACAAGACATCTTGTTCCTTTCTCATGATATTTGGGACTGGCAACTTCTGGATGAAATAGCGGCAAGTTCATACTACCTTCAGAAATATGATGAAGGACTGGCAGCATGTAAAATGCTTCTAGATAACCCAAACTTTCCAAAAGAACATCATCAAAGAACAAGAGAAAATATGAATCATTATCTTGGTGCGATTAATGAGGTCAATAAGGTACGCGCGGAACGCGAAAAACGGGAGAATGAACTCGTAGAGCAGTCAAAAGGTAAGGAATCAAAACCAAAAACCTTTAAATCCAGAAAAGGAAAGAAGAAAAAAGGTCCAACCCAAAGTAAAAAAAAGGGTAAAAGAAACGAAGGATTTGACAAGTCGGTGCTGAGATAGGAAGATAATTTTTCCTAAATAGTATAAATAGGAGAAATAATATGGCAGCAGGCGAATATGACATATATGCAGAACAAGGCGCATCGTTTACTTTATCGTTAAATTATCAAGATTCTACCAACACAGCAATAGATTTAGCAGGGTATACTGGTAGTTTGCAGGTAAGAAGGTCGGTGAGTGATAACCAAGCATTATTGTTTCTTTCTGGTCCAACTGGTTCTTCGGTTGCCCCCGGAATAAGAGGTTCTCTTACTGGCGGAGGTTCTACTGGAGAATTTACTACAGGGACAACTCAAGGACAAACTGGTACTGGTGGAATAATGTTAAACACTAGTTCTACTGGAGGAACTGGACATACAGGCGGAATTTATATTTCTATAGACTCAGCAACAATGTCAAATGTTCCATCTGGAAATCATGTATATGACTTAGAGGTGGTATCAGGGACCACAGTAGACAGAATCTTGAGGGGACGATTTGAGGTAAATGCGGAAGTAACTAGATGAGTTTTAAACTAGTAGTAAACGACAACAAAGACCCAAACAAAGTTATTGTAAAAGATAATATTGTTCATGTTGTCGTTCAAACTTCCGATACCTCAGTAAATACTAATAATGTTTTTATACAGCAACCTGGTGGTGTTGGACCAGGAGGTATCGATGGTAGTACAGGAGCAACTGGTGCTACAGGAGCAACTGGTGCTACAGGAGCAACTGGTGCTACAGGAGCAACTGGTGCTACAGGTACTACTGGAACAACAGGTACTACTGGAACAACAGGTACTACTGGAACAACTGGAACAACAGGTACTACTGGAACAACTGGAACAACAGGTGCAACTGGT